TTCTAATTTTACTGCCTCTGCTTCTTTACCAATTTCAGCTAATTTTGAATCAATTGTTTCTTTTTTAATTCTTTTAGCTTTTGGTGCTTTTGGAGCTTCTTCTTCTTCATCTATAGGTAAAGGAACTTCTTCTTCTTTAACTACTTGAGTTATAGGGTTCATTAAAGATTCTTTTACTACTTTCTTGAATTTATCTGAATATCCACTGGCAGCATATTTACCGCTTGCTTCTTCTAATTCTGCTTCTTGGTATCCTAAACCTTTAATTCCAAAAGCTGCATTTTTTAAATAATATTGGCTATCTTTATCTAAGTTTTTAGATACTATTTCTTTAATTTCTTCAATAGATTTATCTGGGTTTTGTTTTGCTTCAAAGTAAACGCCATTCATTACTTCTTGACCATTTTGGTTATCTAGGTTTTTTGTGTCTTTATAATCAAAATTGTGTTCAGCAACTTCTTCTACTTCTTTAGTAACCTTTTTTTCTTCTACTTTAGCTTCTTCAGCTAAGTATTCAGCAAATTTATTTTCAAAGGTTGTTTTTGGTGTAGCTTCTATTTTATTAATAGGTTTAAGATCAATATAATTTTCATTAATTAATTCTTTGAATAGTTTTTCTGATTTTTTCATTGTTCTTATTTTAGTAATGTTTCAATATCGTTTATATAATCTCCTATTATATCTGTAGGTTTTATTACTGCAAATGTATTAGGTTGATCTCTATATGCTTTTATAGTTTCTATTTTTGCTTGACGTAGTAATTTTTTAATTCTATCTAATTTAGCTTCTAAATTATCAAAGGCCCTAATTCGGGAATCTTGATAAACAGACGCTGTTTTTTGTTGTTCTGTTATTTTATACTTATACATATTATTTTTCATTGAAAATCTTAGATTTTTTTATCTTAAAAGCATATGGGGTTTGATATGCTCCCGCCCCACTTGAAGTAGACATTTCATCTATTTCTTCTTCTCTAACAGCTTTTTTATAATCTTCTGGGTAGTTATTTCTAACATGGGTACGAATTACATTTCTTAATTGTTTTGCTTGTTCGTATATGTCTAGAAATTTTTTATCATCCTTAGCTTTTTGATACACTCCTCTTGCAGTTTTAGCTAATTCCATAGAATCTTCAACTAGCTTAGATAAGTTAGGAACATAATCAATAGACCAAGATATAGCACCAGTTTCGGGGTCTTTACCTGTAACTACAGATTTTACACCTCCAGTAACTTTAGTATCACCTACCTCTATTTCTTTAAGTTTATACTTGTACGCCATTTGCTGATTTTATTTCTTTTACTAATTCAAAATATTGGAGTAGATCAACTAAATTATTATTGGTTACTCCTGATGTTTTGTTAAGAGGGACTAAATATTTAGATATTTCTGTAATTTTTATTTGAGTTGGAATATCTTTAATATTTTTAGATAAAATATTTAATGATTCTTTAAGATCTTGAATTTTAGAATTATAAAAACTTCTTAAACTTGGAGTTGAATCTACAGAATTAATAAATTCTTTAAGTATTTGTTTTTGATCAACAGATAAATTATCATATTTACTATTAAATTTTTCTAGAAGAACTTTATAAGTAAGTATTCTTAAATCTTTATCATAAGTAGAAAATTCTTTAAGAATATCTTCTTTAACTTCTTTTGAATTAATTTCTTGTTTAGTTAAATATTCTAAAATAGTTACTTTATTATCTATTACTTGATTAACGTTATTATTAGCTTTTGTATTATGTCCTTCAATTAAGGTATATAATGCTGCTAATTCTTTATAATTCTTAATCTTAGAACCAAAGAAAACATCTAAATCATAGTGTTTTTTAATTTCATTAATTAAATTATATTTTTGCTTTTTTAAAGAAGCACGATTAAATCCTTTAGAAGATTCAAGTATAGTACTAATTACTATATTTGCCTTTCCTTCATTTAAAGTACCAGATTTTAATACAGATTCATATAACTTATACTCACGACCTAAAGAAGTTTTTACAAAATATTCTTTTAATATATTAATAGCTGGAGAATCTCCCCCTTTTAATGTGTCTGCCGTGATTTGACGCACCAAGAGTTCAAACAGGATGCCCGTGTTCTTGTACTTTGAGTGTTTTATTTTCATCAAAAAATATATTTATTTATAAATATTGGAGATTTTTTACTCCTTTAATTGTTTTTCATCTAAAAGTGTACTATCATCTTTATCTTGTTCAAAGATTAATACCTTTTCATTCATTTTTTTAAACATATCTTTATTTTTCAATAAAGTTACTTGAGCATTTTCTAAGGCTAAACCTGATTTATTAGTATCTGTTCTACTATTAGATGAATCGTTTTTATCAGTATCTTTCATACGTTTAGTTCCTAATGGGTCCTTACCAAAATTATTATTTTGCTTTCCGTAATTAGTAATACCATCTTTAGGACGACCTAAATCCGAATCTGTATTGTATCCCGTAGGTACGTTAGCAGGATCTGATGTCATTCTTCCTTTACCATATAATGATGCTAAATCATGAGGGGTTCCATATGATTTACCAGTTTCTACTGGGTCATTACCCTCTGCCTCAATCTGAGCATTTCTAAATTTGCGTTTAGAATCCTGACGAATTAAGTCTCTATATTCATCATATTGATCTTCTGACAGGTGGAATATGTTATCATATATCCAATCAGTTGGGAGTAGATTTTTTTCTAGTAGTGATGTAGCTAATTCAGTTTTAGACTTCATTAACTCAATTTTTTCTTGCTCAAATATAATTGATGGGGTTTGCATTGATAACTCAAAGTTAGTTAATGCTTCATCTCTATACCCTTGAGAATATAAATGAACTAGTGCTATTTTGTTTAATTCTGATACCATGATTCGTTGTAATCTTTCAATGGTACGAGCAAATCTAATATCTTCAGCTGCTAATGTTGCTTTACCTTCTATATTTTCATCATATCCTAAGAAAGCTTTTGGTACTTTTAAAGCAGCAAATAATTTATCTCTTAAGTATTCAACGTCTTGAATTCCATCATAAGTTAAACCAGGAGTAGTATCAATTTTTGTTGTTTGATCATTACCACGAATCGGGATATAAAAATCCTCCATCATGTTTTGCATGTTATATTTTAAATTATACTCCCCATTTTTATCCATATGTGGAGTACGTTTCATATTCGAAATAGTTTTCTGCATAAATGCATCTATTTCATTAGGAGGAATAGAACCAACATTCATATAGAATATACGTTTTTCAGGGGCACGAGCAATTCTGTGAATTAACATTGCATCTTCCATTAACGTATATTGTTTAAATAATTTTCTAGCTGGTTCAATATATGAACGTCCATAAGGAAGATAATTAGTATCACCAACTAACCTAAAGTGAGCCATTTCATAATTTTCAAAATAGATACCATTAGAATTATCTTGTTGGTGAGGTGTTTTATACATTCCCGAACTTGGACTTACTAAACCATCAGGGTTATACCTAAATCTTACTTCAGCTGGGTTTTCTACGTTTTGTCCTTCTTGTCTTTCAATATGATACGCTGTATGTGGTATAACATTATATACTCCATATTTTTCGGCTATTTCTAATTTTAAGAAAAAATCACCATACTTACACATTTGACGAACCCAAGGCCATAAATTAAATTCAATATTTAAAACATCGTAAAATAAATTATATAATACCTTTTGAACTGCTTCATTAGAAGAACGTATAGATAATACTTCTCCCATATCATTTTTTAAAGTAGATTCATCAGCTATAATATCTAAAGCCGAAGCAATAATAGCATCCTGATCCATTACATCATACTCTGAATATAGTTGTGGTCTGAGGTATTGGTAGTTAAAGTTAAACTGTGAGCCATATAAAGATGTTGGGTTTGTAGAATATATTCTATTAAATCTATCTATAAGAGAGTTTGTTTGTAATTCTCCATTAGATTGGATTTGATTACTATCCATTACCTTTACTTGATCTCCTCCAACATTACGAATAATTACGTCTGTTGAGAATAATCTTTGTAATCTACTAAATAAATTCTTATCTGCCATTATATTATTATTATTATAAATATTATTTAATTAACCAACTTATATCTTCATTTCCATTTTCTGTGGGCATATGGTAAGGGTTATCACTTCCTTGAGAAAAATACCCACCCTGATATGAAGTTCTATTTACTGATATATTATTTAATGCATTTCTAGTTGCATCTAAACCTCGTTGTCTTTGGATAAGTGCTGTATCTCTGATGTACATTGCTATACCAAAAGCCATAACTAAATCATCATTATATCCTGTTTGGGCCTCTGCTCTACCATTTTTCCAAATAAACACTTTCATTTCTTCTACTAATCTCTTTGATTGTATTGTTACTCCTTTATCTGCTATATACTCTTGGAACTTACCTATTACCATAGGGCGTGTTCTAGATGACATAGTAAAACCAGCTACCATTTTTGAGTGGTCTTGATATTTGTCAAAATACGAATCAGCATTACGGGAGTCACTCTTTTGTGAATAGTAAAGGTTAGGATATGCTCTATCAATTGCAACTTGTATAGTTGCCCAACCAATATTAGCATTTTCTATAATAAGCATTGCCTCATTGTATTCAGTAGCTAATCCTACTAATAAATGTCCAAATTCTTTAGTACCTAATTGTCCTTTATATTCTGCTACTTGAACATTATTCTCAACATCTATTACATGACACGTTGAAAAATCCTTTCCATCCCCACGAGCAACATCTGCTACTACCATATAGTCCCTACTGTAATCTGGGGATTCCCAAACCCATAAGTTTTGGTCTGCTCCTCTCCTTTCCATAGGTTCTTTAATATGGGATTTTTCATAAAATTCTAAGTATTCATTATAAAACACTATATCACCCGAGGTGCTAAAATCACAATCACATTCTTGTGCTGCCAATCTAGGATCACCTAGTAAGGCATCTTGTGAATCTCTCCATTTTTGGTCTCTTTCTGGGTGTACGTACCAGGGTAATTTGATAGGTAAAAATTCGTTTTCACCTGATTCTGCTTTAACCCATGTTTGGTGAAACCAATTACCAGTACCATAAGGAGTAGATAGTACAATAGCACCACCACCCGTTGCTAATGTTTGTTGTGCAGAAGCCCATGTCTCAGCAATATTATCAATAAAAGCTGCCTCATCAATTATTAGTAAAGAAACGGCTTCTGATCTCGCAGCATCTGCATTTGAGGATTTTGCTTGTATTTTTGAACCATTTACTAATCTAAGAGATAGTTTGTTATTTTCTGCTGAGTCTACTTTAAGCCATGAAGGTAAATTTTCCCACATGAATTGTACTTTTGTTACTAAGTTCCTTGCTGTTGCCTGTGTAGTTGCTAATGCTAGTACATTTCGGTCTTTATGAAATGTCATTAACCATAATGAATAACCCGCTGCCAGAGTTGATATACCTAACTGTCTAGATTTTAATATAGCACTATAGTCATTTTCTTGAAATAACGTTAATACTTTTTCTTGAAATGGGTATAAATTAAATTGTATACGCCCCCTTTGTGGGTGTTGTATATAACAGTATTTACGCATAAAATGTACTGGGTCTTTAGCACATTTTAGATATTCTTGACGTATTACTTTTTTTAAATCAGACATATTATTTTACCAATATTGCAGTAACTATAACTGCTAATATCCCAGCACCCGTTGTTAGTTTATTTTTAAATTTTTGTTTTTTTAAATCCTGTTCTAACTTTTTAGATAATTCTTGGGATAAAGATAGTTGATCTGATTTAGTAGTTAATATAGAATTAAAATTGTTTACTTTACCATTTAGGTTAAATATAATACTATCTTTTAAAATTATTTTTTCTTGAAATAATTTAATTTTATCACCATATAATACTAATTCCTTTTTAGCCCCATCACCTTTAATAAGGTCTTTAATTACTAATTTGGCTATTGGCTTTTTTAATTGAATCGAAGTACTGTCTGTAACGGTCTGTGAAAAACTGTTCAAGCTCATTGTCATTAAAATTATCGACAGCATCCACCTTTGTGCTAATTTCATATCTAAGGTTATTTATTTTATTATTTTTAAGATCTATTTGTTGATCTAATTTACCTATTTGTACGTTTAATGTATCAATTTTAAAGGTTAAATCGTTATTAATATGGTGCAACGAATCAACTTTTTGTTCTAATGCATTTATCTGGGAATTATATTTGTCTATATATTTTTCCTTATCGTTTAAAAATCTAAAGACTAAAATACAAGCTCCTATAATTACAAATAAGTGATAATTTTTTCTTAACCATTTAAACATAACA